TGTATAATTCAAGTAAGTAATTAGGGTGTGCGTTATTATCGCCCCATTGTAAATACTTACCACTAGATACTTTACTAATTGTAGGTTGAAAGCTACTATCAAATTCGATTTGTAATAGGTTACCGACATGTGTTATATTATTGCCCATTTGTTACGATTGACGTCCTTACGTCTTTATAGTAAATATTAGTTACTGAGGGAGCTTCCCACCACGCCTTGCCATTTCCAACCTCACCTGTTAACGTTCTTATATCTGTTGTATTTATATTTGCATAATTGAATAAACTTGCATTAGCCGACTGATAAACATAAAATGAATAACTACCATAGTCATCAAATAAAACGCTGCCAGTTAAAGGTACAGACGCACCAACGGTTATAATAAACCGTTGCTTGTTATTATCTAATTCAGTATAGGTACTTGTACACGCTACTTTGCGACCTGTGTTATCATTTATGAATACAAATACAAATTGAGGGTTACCAATAGTTGAATTTTCCGTCACCGAAATATCAATAGTGTTAGCCCCTGTTATTAATTGCATCATACTTATTAAATACTAAAAAGTTTGAAATGTTACTAAATAAAAAAGCCCACCTTACAGGGTGGGACTTACATTTATATTTTAAGAAGTTAATTAAGCAGGTAACAATAGTAACGCAGCTAAAGCACTTGGAACTACATTAGCGTATGTTCTCTCTTCGCCTGTTAACACTATTGTATATCCAGAATCATCATTACCCATTGCACCACTTGCAGCGGTTGCAGTTGTAATTCTCATTCCAAATTCTTGACCTAATAATCTAAACGCACCGTTCTTATCCTTAACCATCCAAATAGTATCTTGCTTAGCTAACAATAATATTTGTTGAGCAACTGCAGCTTGTTTCTTTGGAATGTATAAATTCAAAGTAATTGCATTCATTAATGTTCCGTTTGTATTTGCGGTTAACACCTCAGTCTCATTCGCTTTACCGTAATCAAATTCAAAACCCCACATCTTTTTACCACTTTGTAAAAAAGAAGCTACGTTAGTAATACTACCACTTGCAGCAGTAATTGTACCTTGTGTGTAGTTTGAAAATTCTACGGCATAAACGTTTGTAAGTCCGGGTGACCCATCTCTACAATCTCTTGCTATTCCCGATGTTATCGGGCAACTTGATAATGCCATGTTTTTATATTTTTTTTAATTAAGAGGGGTAAACTTAATTACCCCTCAATTTATTTAAACTCCTAAGTACTTGTAAACTCTTGAAGGGAATGCGATTTGAACTCCTAGTTTCCACTCAGCATGGAACTTTAAGTTTTGATCGTCATCAGATTTCCAAACTTTGAATTTCTCTTCTTCGTTTGCCATATCAGTTCCGATGTACATGTTTTCAGGCTCGATAGCGTAAATGTAATTTAAACCAGAAAGACCAGCAACTTCAACAATTTCAATATTTGCACCTTCAGCATATAACTTAGATTCTTCACCAGTAGTGTTAAACAAGTTATCAGTACGTAATTTGAAACGGTATGTTGCAGCCGTTTGAGGTGACATTAACATTTTGATAGTTGGGGTACCTTGGTAAACATCATTGTTAGCAATAACTAAAGTAGCTAAACCTTTTATCACGGTTCTAGAATTTGCCTCACTCCAAGCTACGCCTGAATAAGTACCACCGATAGTTGCAGCTCCAATGATTTTTACAAACCCATCAAAACGATTTAAGTAAGCGTTTAATGAAGTTGTATCACCTTGCCATAAAGCAATTTCGATGTCTTTCTTAGCGTTCTCCATAGTGTCGTCAATGATTTCTTTTGTGTAAGCTAAAGAATCATAATCACCACCTGCAGCTAATTTCTTTTGAGTGAAATACGGCTCTAAATCACGCTCACACCAAAGCATATCAATTTTTGATTTACCTACTGTGATAGTACGTTGAGTTATTGCAGTTGAACCCGAAGCGTTAAAAGCACAAGCTTGTGCTTGGAATACACCACGTGTGTTAACTACACTAATAGTTTCAGCAGACTTAATGCCTGTTTGTTTGTTTTTCACTAAGTCCATTGTTGGTGAACCTGAGAAAAGCTTTGCGTAGATTAGTTGTTCGGGTTGCTCTACGTATGCAACCGCTGTTATTGAATATCCCATTTTTTTATGTTTTTTTTATTTATTTATATTTATTTGTTTAATCCTAATTTGCTAAACATTTTATCTTGCTTTGAAAATGAACGCTCAGGGGCAACAATAGGGTTAGCCATTGGCGTATTTAAAAGGTCTGTAAATGTTTTTGAGAATGTTGCTAAAGTTGATTTTAACTCTGTATTGTCTTTTTCAACTGCATCAAAACGTGCAACTAAAGCCGAGATAGTTTTGTTAGCTATTTCTAATTTAGCGTTAACGTCACTAACCGCAGCGTCCATAGCTTCCTGAGTTACAGGCGCAACCGGCTCAACAACTTCAGCAGTCTCATATTCTAATAAAAGACCAGCATCACCAACTGTAATTTCGTCACCATTTTCTAATACATGGTCACCTGCAGGTGCAGGAAGTTCACCATCAGGAGTTACAACCGTTACGATTGTTTCGTTAGGCATTGGGCTTGGTGTTGAGTATTTTACTACTGTACCATCTTTTGTTTTTATCTCACCTGCTACAGGCGGAACAGTTTCGGGCGCGGCGTTATTCACAGGCTCAACAACTGGAATTGGTGTTTCGAATTTAAAAGCCTTTGCAAAAGTTTCCTTTTGTTCAGGTGATAAAATTGAGTTTACCAAGTCTTTAAATGTTTTTTTATCGTTCATACTTATTAAATACTAAAGATGTATTTTTGTTTACTCTAAAATGACACTTAGGAAGTGGGCGCAAAATTCGTCACTTAATTCAGTAGCCACACTTTCATAAAAATTACCCTCAACTGAAAAGCCTGTGTATATTCCCGTCTTAATATATTCATCCCAAACATTCTTATCACCTATGTAAATAAAACCAAACCAAGTACCATCAACTAAATGTTCTTGTCCTAAGGGTGGATTAACACCCATAGCACGATTAATAATAAAGGATTGATATAAATAGCTATCGTTAATCATGCGTGTATTATCGTGCATTTGATTAACGTTATTGGCATAGCTTAACTTAGCGTGTTTCTTAACTATCTGTTCAATAGTTTTAGATGAAAATTTAACGTTGTATTCCTTTTTGGTTTTGTCATCTATGCGAGGTATTGCCATGTCGGGAATCATTAAAGCCCCTGCAAGTATTTGTCTATCACCTATTGGGGCTGCAAAGTTTCCTTTTTGAGCGCCACAAGTAACACGAATTGTTTTTAATTCTTTGTTAGAACCAAAGGCGAAGTAACCTTGCTCTATTGCAGGGCTGTCAACTGTTGCAATGGCAGTCACGCCACTAGCATCTTTCACATCGTCTTCGATTGTTAAATCTATTAGTTCCATATTTATTAAATACTAAATTGTTTAGTTTGTTTACTCTGAAATAGTTATATTTGCTTTATGGAAATAGAAAGCTTAGAAAACGAAATATGGGTTGATGTTATTGGATATGATGGGTATTATGAGATAAGCAATTTTGGCAGGGTTAAATCTTTAAAAAGATTGTTTTATAATGCTAAAGGCGCAGAATGCTATAAACCCGAAAGGATTTTAAAATATAAACATAAAAAAAATAGATATTGGGTTCAGTTCAGTATAAATAAAATTAATACTCAACTTCAATTAGCTAGGTTAATGGCGTTACATTTTATAAATAAATATGATAATGAACCATTATGGTTTAATGATAATGACTGTAAAAATGTTAAGCCTGAAAATTTAATAATACTTAATCAATTAAATGTAGTTGGTATTTTTAACAATAACTCATTACCTTTAAATAACGAAACTTCTTTATTGTTACATACAATAGGCGTAAAAAGGTGTAGTGTATGTAAGGAAATAAAAGAGCATGATAATTTTTGTGAAATAAAGAAAAACAGAAATGTAAATAATGTTTGTAAACACTGTGCTAATAAATTAAATAATGTTTATATTTCTAAAATGTAGCTTGGTCTTTTATCTTATCTATTGTGTTTGTTGAGTTTCTTAAATCCGTTTCAACTACGTATGTTTTAATAGGCGGTTGGTTAAAGTTGTTGTTGGCATTTCCTGTAAAGGTTGTAGTGTTTTGAGTTGGTGCTGCTATTGACGGTGTGCCATTGCTAGTTGGAATAGATGGGCTTCCTACGCTTGGCATTTCACCACCACCACCACCAGCACCGCCACCACCTTTAAATTGTGATGAAGCTATTTTAGCTATTGTTGCAGCGGTTGAAATAGCAACAAAAGCTAATGATGCAATACCAGCAGGATTAGGAACTGGTCCGATTGCAACTGGGGACGAGGCTAATGAAGCCGAAATAGCTTTGAATCCATCGATTGTGGCTAAACCTAACTGCAAAGCCTTGTTTATATTAAATTGTTTTCGTGCTAAGTCTTCCTCTTCTTTAGAACCTTTTTTTACTTTTGCCATTTTTACGGCAAAGAATATATCGGTTAAATTTTGGGTAGCTTGAAGTGCACCACGTGTTAAATTAATGTCTTCGTTAATATTTTGTAATCTGATTGCTTTTTTTGCTTCTTCTGTCTTTAGCCACGCTTCATATTCCTCTGCTGATTTTGCTGCTTTTACTGCATTTATTTGATCTTGAGTTAATGTTTCATTAACTACTTTGTCAGCGTTAATGAGTTGTTGAGATTGTAACTCAATAGCAGCTTCATCTTCTTTAGCTTTTTGTAAGTCTAATAATCTTTGAGCGTCTGATTCTGCTTTAGCTTTATCGTCTGCAGCTTTCTTTTTAACCTTAGCTTCCTCGTAATATTTATTGTTTATTTGATTTATTTCACGTTGAGTAAGTTCTTGAATTTTCTTTACATCTTCATTATAACGAATAGTATCGTTCTTTTCATTACCTAACCTTACTTTATGATTTTTTTCTAACTCGTCTCTTAATTGTTGTTCTTGTTTTTTAACTGCATCGATTTGTTTTTCTCTTTCTGATAATCCTGCTACCCTTAACTTATCTTCTAAATTCGCTAAATTAGCTAACTGTTGTTGTTGCTCTTTAGCATTAGATAATTCTTTAGCAATTCTATCGGCTGAAGATTTTATTAAGTTTAATTGTAACTCATCATATTGCTTTTGCTCTTCATCATTTAATTTTTTCTTTTTAGTTTTTAAATCTTCTAAAGCAGTTAATTGAGATTGTATGCTATTTTCAATAGATTTTAATTTTTCTAACTCCAATTCTTTTACATCTTGCCCTGCTGCTTGTGCCATTTTTATTTCAGCATCGTATTGGGCTTCTTTTGCCTTTTGAACATTCTGAGCATTAGCTACTGCTTCCTTTGCAAACTTTTCATCTGCTTTATTAGTTAATCCAATGGCATCTGTAAAGGCATAAAATAAATTAGTAACTAAATCAACTACCTTGCCCATGATGTCAAACTTCTCCATTAACATCATTACACCGCTAACTATTATCATTAATGGTATAGCATTCATTGCAGAGCCTAATCCTTTAAACCCTGTTTTAATTTTATCAAGGTCCATGTCTTTAAAACCTTGACCTAATAAATTAAAACCTGAACCAATTCTTTCAACTCCGCTACCTTGTAAAGACTTTGTGGAATCGGTTAAGTCATCCATTTTATCCTTTAGTTCAGCTACTCTTTTAGCAGCTTTACCATCACCATTTAAGGCAGCGGATTGAGCCGCTTTTAATTCGGCTTTTAATTCCTTAATCGAGTTAATGGCTTTGCCAGTTCCCTCAACCTCAATACTTATTACTGTTTTTTCTGCCATGTTTAATAATTTATATAAAGTTGTTTTACCCCACCGCTATCTAATCTTTGAATGATAGGCAAAACATCATATTGATTGAATGGTGCTAAAGAAGTATCATAAGGCACAGAGTTACCTATAACCTCAACTGTGGCATCTGCATCACTTAAATAAACTATGTTAGCCGAACCGTCTGCTCTAATAAAATTAACGGTGCAATGATTCATTGTAGCACTATCCCAATAAATTGTAATATCCCCAGCCGTTGCGTCAGCAAATACAGTTCTATTGTGATACGTAATATCTAAAGTGGTATCGCTTGTTATTGTTATTGGTGCATTTGGAGCTATAATAGTTGTGCTATTACTTGCATTAGTTATAACAACATTACTTAAGGCAATTCCCCTAAAGGCACTCACATCACCGTTAACTACTACATTAGTACAATTATCTAACTGAATATCCGTTGCACCACTTGCTATAAAATTACCCCTACCATTAACAATATGAGATGCGTTACCGTTGTTAGTATTGTTTATTCCATTAGAGTAATTACCGTTAACTATTCTATTTAATTCGCTTGGGTCTTCATTCGGTAACTCTATTGTATTTGACTGCCATGTATCATAATCCTGCAACTTCAACATAGTAACTAAAGTACTTTGTTGAGTATTCATGATGTACTCAAAGTTTTGGATGTAGAAGTAACAGCTAAAATGATCTATCCAAACTACCTTTCTAAAACTAAAATCTTTAACCTTTAATTCGTTAAGATTAAAATAAGCCTTAACAACTGCCGAGCGTTTATCGCTCAGTTGGTTAATCATTTTAGAATAGTATTTATTCTTTAAGTTATTATCGGTGTAAGTAGCGTTAATGTAATTGTAATAAACCTTTTGTGGCGTGTCCCAATTTAAACTTAATGTTGGTGTATAAGGATTATCAACTTCGCCGACGAATGGATAGTAATTGTAAACAGTATCACCTGCTAAAGAACTTCTTAATTTCCAACCGCCATAAGACATATTAATATTGCCACCTCTATAAAGTTGGCGTATTACTGACTTCATTGGTTTTATAGTTCCGTTATCGTTTTTAAA